CAGCGTGGTTTCTCGGTAAGTTCCCTCAGAAAAAAATTATTATGGGATCTCACACGGCGGATCTGGCTGTTAACTTTGGCCGTCGTGTGCGTAACCTCGTTGGATCGGACGCTTATAAAGGCATATTTCCGCAAGTAGAACTACAATCGGACTCTAAATCTGCTTCAAGATGGGGAACAAACTTTAATGGCGAATACTTTGCTATTGGTGTGGGCGGTGCTTTGGCTGGTCGCGGCGCTGACCTTTTCATTATTGATGATCCTCACTCCGAACAAGAAGCTAAGACCGGTAGACCTGACGTTTTTCTTCCTGCTTGGGAGTGGTTTCAGTCTGGTCCTCTTCAGCGTCTTATGCCTGGGGGAGCGATAATTATTGTGATGACTCGTTGGTCTAAATTGGACCTGACGGGCATGATTGTTCAGCAAACTGAACGAAATGAAGATGTAGATCCGTGGGAAGTGGTTGAATTCCCTGCAATTAAGGATGACGGCACAGCTTTATGGCCGGAATTCTGGGATGTTGAAGAGTTGCTGTCTAAAAAAGCTGCTCTGGACATCCGGTATTGGAACGCCCAATACATGCAACAGCCAACTTCAGAGGAAGGCGCTCTAATTAAGCGTGAATGGTGGAAAATTTGGGAAAAAGATGACCCTCCCGAATGCGAGTTCACTATTATGTCGCTCGATGCCGCTCAGGAAACAAATAACAGGGCTGACTATAACGCGTTAACAACGTGGGGCGTGTTTTTTAATGAAGAAAAGCAGAATTTTTGTATTATTTTGCTAAATGCGATCAAGAAACGCATGGAGTATCCAGACCTTAAGAAAATGGTGCTGGAAGAGTACAAGGAGTGGATGCCTGACGCGTTTCTTGTAGAGAAAAAGTCTAATGGATCAGCGCTATATCAAGAATTTAACCGAATGGGCATACCATGCGGAGAGGGATTTACCCCTGGTAAAGGCCAAGACAAGATAGCCCGTGTTAATGCAGTATCGGATCTGTTCGCGTCTGGGATTGTGTACGCACCAGACAGGCGCTGGGCTAAAGAAGTAATAGAAGAGTGCAACGACTTCCCTGCGGGCACTAACGATGACTTAGTGGACTCAACAACACTTGCCCTGTTAAGATTCCGACAGGGTGGGTTTCTACGACTTCCGACAGATGAGCCGGAAGATAATTTTTTACGTCAGTACCGCAAGAAGGCGGCGTACTATTAAGGACACATTATGGCGACGAACATGGATAAAGCTTTGTATCAAGCACCTCAAGGTATTGATCAGTTGGGGACAGATGCAGAGCCTATTGAAATTGAGATTGAAGACCCAGAAGCTGTACGCATCGGCATGGGAGACACTGAGATTGATATTGAAAAAACAGATGAGGACGATGAGTTCAGTAAGAACTTAGCCGAAGAGATAGATGAGGATGTCCTTGCCTCACTTGCTAGTGAGTTGATCGCAGAATTTGAGTCTGACGTTTCTGCCCGCAAAGATTGGATACAGACATACGTTGATGGTCTTGAGTTGCTCGGCTTGAAGATGGAGGATAGGACTGAGCCTTGGCCTGGCGCTTGTGGCGTGTTTCACCCGCTCTTAACTGAAGCTGTTGTGAAGTTCCAAGCCGAGACAATGATGGAAACGTTCCCCGCAGCGGGCCCCGTCAAGACTAAGATCATTGGCAAAGAAACAACTGAGAAAAAAGACGCAGCTGAGCGGGTTCAAGATGATATGAACTATCAGTTGACTGACGTGATGAAAGAGTACCGCCCTGAACACGAGCGCATGCTCTGGGGTTTGGGCCTTGCTGGAAACGCATTCAAAAAAGTGTATTTTGACCCTGCTCTTGACCGTCAGGTGTCTATCTATGCGCCGGCAGAAGACGTGGTTGTGCCGTATGGTGCATCTAGCCTTGCAGACGCGGAACGTATTACACATGTGATGCGTAAGAATAAGAATGATCTTAAGCGACTGCAGCATGAGGGTTTCTACCGAGATATTGACTTGGGTGAGCCTACCCAGACGATGGACGAAGTAGAGAAACGCATCGCAGAAAAGATGGGCTTTCGCGCTACGCAGGACGATCGGTTCAAACTATTGGAGATGCAGGTCGATCTAGACCTCAAAGGCTATGAGCACAAAGTTGATGGCGAAGAGACGGGCATTGCGCTACCGTATATTGTTACGATTGAGAAAGGCACTACGAATGTCCTTGCGATCAGGCGCAACTGGGAGCCAGACGATGACCTCTGCCAAAAGCGTACACACTTCGTACACTACGGTTACATTCCCGGGTTCGGTTTTTATAATTTTGGCCTTGTCCACCTTATTGGTGCTTTTGCTAAATCTGGTACTTCTATTCTTCGTCAGCTTGTTGATGCTGGAACTTTATCAAACTTACCCGGTGGTTTTAAAACTCGAGGACTCCGCTCCAAAGGTGACGATACCCCAATCTCCCCAGGCGAGTGGCGCGACATGGACGTGCCCAGCGGCAACATGCGTGACAACATCATGCCTTTGCCTTACAAGGAGCCTTCACAAGTCTTAGCGGCGTTGCTCAACCAGATTATTGATGAAGGTCGCAAGTTTGCTGGCGCTGTTGAGCTGCAGACTTCGGACATGTCTGCACAGGCTCCCGTGGGTACGACACTGGCTATTCTTGAGAGACAACTTAAGACTATGTCGGCTGTCCAGTCTCGCATTCACTACTCGATGAAGCAAGAGTTTAAACTTTTGAAAAATATCATCCGTGATTACACTCCTGAGGAATACAGCTACGAGCCACAAGAAGGCGATCGCAAGGCTAAGCAGTCTGACTATGACATGGTCGACGTTATTCCAGTAAGCGATCCCAACGCTGCGACGATGGCGCAGAAAGTTGTTCAGTATCAGGCGGCTCTTCAGCTGGCTCAGACAGCTCCGCAGTTGTATGACTTACCACTCTTGCATCGCCAGATGTTAGAAGTATTGGGCATCAAAAACTACCAGAAACTTGTGCCGATCGAGGACGATATGAAGCCTCGTGATCCTATTACAGAAAACCAGAACTTGTTGATGAACAAGCCTGTTAAAGCGTTTTTGTACCAGGATCACAAAGCACACATTGCGGTCCATATGGCTATGGCGCAAGATCCTCATATCCAAGGTTTGATTGGCCAGAATCCTCAATTGGCGCAGCAGATTATGTCGGCGGGTTCAGCGCACATTGCTGAGCACTTAGGCATGGAGATGCGCAAACAGATTGAGCAGGCGATGGGCCAAACACTGCCTCCGTACAAAGATGATGCAGATGAAGTTGAAATGTCTCCAGAGATGGAGGTTCAAGTGTCTCAGATGGCGGCTCAAGCAGCACAACAGCTTGTACAGCAGCATCAGCAAGAAGCCCAACAGCAGAAGAATCAGCAAGCATCGCAAGATCCGCTCATTCAGTTGCAGCAGCAGGAACTTCAGCTTAAAGCCCAAGAGCAGCAACGCAAGGCGGCTAAAGATCAGGCTGATGTCATGCTCAAACAGGCCCAGTTGCAGATCGAGCGCGAGCGGATCAACGCGCAGCAAGAGACTGAAGGAGCCAAGATGGCTATGAAAGCAAACGCTGATAAACAGCAGCGTGATCACACGCACGAGCAGGCAGGTTTCTCGACAGGCATGGACATGCAGAAACATCAGATGATGCTGTCTAACCAGAGAGAAATTGCGCAGATGCAAGCTGAGGTAAGAGCTAAACAGCAACAAAAACCCAAGAAAGGTGAATGATGTACCAGATTAGAAAAACATTGGATCTTCTGATCCATCAAATTGACGACAAAGTCAAACAAATTGAAGATTCTTTAGGCGCTAAAACGGCCAAGGACTATTCAGAGTACTGCGAGCAATGTGGGGTTATTACAGGTCTACTCACAGCACGTAGAAACATTACAGACCTGACAAAAAACTTGGAGAATATGGATGAGTGACACACCGGTCTTAGACCTGAACAAAGCAGTTGATTTATCAGCTGTGATGTACAAGAAAGCAGAGGAAAAAGCAAAACAACTGCCCAAACCAGCTGGCTACCGCATCCTGTGCGCGATCCCAGAGGCAGAGAAACAGTTTGAGGAAAGCGAGATTGGCTTGATAAAAGCTGACGAGACCATGCGCAACGAAGAGACCCTCACAACGGTCTTGTTTGTTGTTGAGCTTGGCCCAGACTGTTACAAAGATACAACAAAGTTCCCAACAGGACCTTGGTGTAAACAAGGCGACTTTATCTTGGTCCGGCCCTACGCTGGCTCACGATTGGTCATCCACGGTAGAGAGTTCCGCATCATCAACGACGATACTGTAGAAGGTATTGTTGACGACCCACGCGGCATAAAACGCAAATAAGGAGCGCACATGCCTACATTTAGTGACAACTACAAGTTCCCAGACGAGGACGATAGTAAAAATAAAGCCGAAGATAAATTAGATATCTCGGTAGAAGACGACGACGTTGAGATTAAAGTTGACGTAAAAGACGATACTCCCTCTGAAGATAGGTTCGTAGAACCCCTTCCAAACAGTATTAAAGATGATTTGGAGAAGGCTGACGACTCTGAAGATTACTCCCATAACGTAAAGCTTAAGTTCAAGCAATATAAGAAGGCTTGGCACGACGAGCGTAGGGAGAAAGAGGCCGCATTACGCGAGCAACAAGAGGCTTTAGCCGTTGCCCAGCGTATTCTTGACGAGAACCGTAAGCTTAAAAACGTACTGCAATCAGGCGAGAAAGAGCTTATTTCCACTTACCAGTCTAGCGCTGAGATGGAGCTCGATAAAGCTAGCCGCAACTATAAAGAAGCCTACGATTCGGGCGATTCTGATAAGTTATTGGAAGCGCAGCAGGAAATGACCCGCGCGCAACTTAAGCTTGATAAAGCAAAAAATTTTAGACCCACTGTACAAAATGAAGAAAATGATGTACAAATCACACCACAGAGGACTCAAACACCTCAAATGGATCCTAAAGTTGCGTCATGGGTGTCAAAAAACCCATGGTTCGTTGATCAAAATAAACGATCTATGCGCAGATATGCTGAAGGTATCCACGAGGACTTAGAGGCTAGATATGGTCGAGGCTTCATTGGTACAGATGAGTACTATGCAGCGATAGATAAAGAAGTACAGCGCAGATTCCCAGAAGAATTTGGCAGCCCTTCAACTAACGAAGAGGACGAAAAACCTCAACGTACAAAACCAAGCACGGTGGTCGCACCAGCTAAAAGGAGTACTGCTCCTAAAAAAGTAGTTCTTTCAAAGACGCAGGTGGGCTTGGCAAAGAAACTTGGACTAACCAACGAGCAATATGCTCGTGAACTTATGAAATTGGAGGCCTAAAATGGCTGATAGCAGATTACAACGCGAGATTACAAGTAGAGCTTCACAAGAGCGCCCCAAGCAGTGGCAGCAGGCGGAACTTCTACCGGAACCTGATAAGGTCCCCGGCTTTGCGTACAGATGGATTAGGGTAGCAACTTTGAATAATGCTGATCCTCGTAACCTCTCCGCTAAATTGCGCGAAGGTTGGGAGGTGGTAAGTGTAGAAGAGCAACCTAAATTTAAACTGCTAGTCGATCCCAATAGCCGTTTTAAGGACAGCATTGAGATTGGCGGGTTATTGCTTTGCAAGACTCCTATTGAGTTTGTCGAACAGCGTACTACTCACTTCGCTAAACAGACACAGGCTCAAACGGAAGCTGTAGACAATAATCTCATGCGTCAAAGCGATGCGCGGATGCCGCTCTTTAAAGAGAGCAAATCTTCGTCAAGTTTTGGCAAAGGTTTTTAATTTAATATAGGAGTCTTAAATGGCTTATCCAACTGTCTCAGCGCCTTACGGCTACAAGCCCGTAAACCTGATCGGTGGTCAAGTTTTTGCTGGATCTACGAGAAATCTTCCCATCCAGTACAACTATGGCACCGCTTTGTATTACGGCGATCTGGTTACTTTATCTGCCGGTTATGTTGTGATCGCAACCTACCCTGTTAGCACTACCAACACTACTGTTGGCGTGTTCTTGGGCTGCTATTACACAAACCCCACGACTAAGCAACGTCAATACTCACAGTACTACCCAGCTAACGTAACTGCTGGTGACATTACTGCTATCGTCGGTGATGATCCTGACCAAGTTATGCGGGTCGCGGTTACTACTGGCGCTTCTGCTACAACCATCGGTTCTGCATCTTCCATTTTGGTTGGTGTAAACATGGCTGGTAACACCTTGACTGGTTCTGCTTCTACTGGTAACAGTGCAGGCGCAGTTGTGGCTGCTTCCGCTACTACTTCTGGTGGTGGTTTCCGTGTATTGAACTTGGTCCCTGACACTCAGATCAGCACCTCTTGCACTTATGTGTCTGGCGGCGCCGCATCAGCAACTTCTGTTGTTGTGTCTGGTTTGACCGTTGGTCAATACTTGCCCGTTGGCACTGACGTGTTCAACTTGGTTAATGGTCAGTTGCAGTTCACAGGTTCTACCTTAAGCTCTGCTTCTACTGTTTCCACAACCGGTAGTACAACTTTGACAATTACTTCGGTTACAACCGCAGTGGCTGGTACTGTTGTATTGGTTCAATCACCCGAAGTGTTGGTTAAGTTCAACTTCGGCGCACACCGCTATTACGTAG